AAGAAATCTGAGGGTGCAATTCCTGAGTTATTATCAACCGCATTAGCAGTGTCTTTTGATACTCATATTGGACACGATTTTCTTGATAATGCCGAAGAACGATATGAGTTTTATCAACGTAAAGAAGAAAGGATTCCTTTCGATATCGAATATCTTAATAAAATCACTAAAGGTGGAATTCCAAGAAAAACATTAAATATCATAATGGCAGGTACTGGTGTAGGTAAAACCATTGGTATGTGTCACATGGCAGCTTCTAATTTAACATTAGGCAAGAACGTTCTGTATATTACTCTGGAAATGGCTGAGGAACGTATTGCTGAACGTATTGATGCAAATCTAATGGATGTTGAGGTCGATTCTCTAGTTGATTTGTCATTCGAACGATATTCTAAAAAAATTGAAGCAATCAAATCTAAAACTAAAGGTAAATTGATTGTTAAAGAATTTCCAACTTCGACTGCTCACGTAGGTCATTTTAGACATATTCTTAAAGAATTAGCATTGAAAAAGAACTTTGTTCCTGATATAATATACATTGATTACTTGAATATTTGTGCCTCTCAGAGATTGACTGGTTCGAATAATATAAACAGTTACACATACGTTAAGGCAATTGCCGAAGAATTGCGTGGTCTAGCAGTTGAATATAATGTACCTATTTGGTCTGCTACACAAGTTAATCGTTCTGGTTTCAGTTCTTCTGATATGGGTCTTGAGGATACTTCTGAGTCGTTTGGTTTACCTGCTACTGCTGATTTATTCATTGCTTTAATCCAAACAGAAGAATTACAAGAATTAAATCAAGTAATGGTTAAACAACTAAAAAATAGATATGGTGACGAGAATATAAACAAACGATTTGTGATTGGAATTAACAAAGCAAAAATGAAATGGTATGACGTTGAACAAGACGCTCAAACTGGATTAATGGGGAATAATAATGAAAATAACAGTGATTCCGAAAGTGTTTTCTCTTCGAAGAAGGGTAAAACTAAAAAGTCAGAAAACGCCTTCAAAGACTTTAAAGTATAATGTCAAGGTTTTATAAATATAGTTATTGCCACATATTTGTATAATCCGATGAAAACTTTTAAATCCTTTCTAGCAGAAGAAAAACTTACTCATTTAGAACATGTGGAAGATGCTATATTTGACTTTGGTATATCGGGTGCAAAAGAAGCATTAAAAATACTTGATAATGTCGCACATTCTCTAGAAGGACACTCAAAACGGTCTGTTAATATACAGGCAAAAGTTGATGGAGCACCTGCAATCATAGCAGGAATAAATCCTGAGAATGGAAAGTTCTTTGTTGGTTCAAAGTCGTTATTCAATAAAACACCAAAAATCAATTATACTAACGCAGATGTAGATAGAAATCACAAAGGTGGACTTGCTGATAAACTTAAAGTAGCACTAAAAGAATTTCCTAAAATGAAATTGAAGGGGATTTATCAAGGTGATTTTATGTTCACGCCTGAAGATTTGAAGAAGGAAACAATCGATGGTGAAAAGTACATCACGTTTACTCCTAATACAATCACATATGCCGTACCACACGATTCTGACTTAGCAAAAACAATTCTTAAATCAAAAGCTGGTGTGATTTGGCACACAACCTATACTGGCGATACTATTGCTAATTTATCTGCTCAATTTAATATCAACATTAACTCGTTTAAGAAACAGTCTTCTGTTTGGTTTACTGATACTAACTTTGTTGATGCTTCTGGAACTGCTACAATGACTCTTTCAGAAATGAAGAAAATCAAATCTTTGTTAAAATCAGCACATAATGAATTGAACAAATTAGATAAAAAATCAATGGGTATTTTATTTGGTAAAACAGAAGTTTCAAAATTAGTTAAAGTTTACATAAATTCTCAAGTTAGGAAAGGAGAACGTTTTTCTAACAAACAAAAGGCAGTTGGTACATTTATTGATTTTGTAACAGCAGATTTTAAAAAGAAAATTGATAAATTAAAATCACCTAAAGGCAAAGAGAAGAAAGAAAAAGAATTAGCATCATTTGTCAAAGAACTTCGTTCTGGCAAAGTAGCAGGTACATTTGCACACACTTTAGAGTGGCATAATGAAGTAATTGATATTAAAATGATGATTGTTAAGAAGTTAGAGAAAGTTAATCAGATTCCCGCATTTGTAAAAACAGAAACTGGATATAAAGTAACTGGACCAGAAGGTTTTGTTGCAATCGATACATTATCCAACAGCGCTGTTAAATTAGTTAATAGAATGGAATTTAGTAAGAATAACTTTAACGCAATCAAATCTTGGGGTTAAGAAATGAAAACATTTAATGGATTTGTGTTATCAGAAGTAAATTTATCGTTAGATGATATATTCAAACGTGATAATAGACAACGTTTTATCCAATTGGCTACCAGTGGTAAACTGATTAACGATAAAGAAGAAACACTACCTGCGTTAGATAAAAACGATTCGTTAATCAAACACTTAGAGAGTAATTATCTAAAAACTAAGGAATTGTCTGGATTAATGAAATCCTCTTTTGGCAAAACATTAGGTGGATTAAAGATAGACAAAGGCGCTAATGGATTCTCGGGTGGTAGAGGTTCTAGTCCAGAACCTTCTGGCGCAGAATGGGAAGAGATTATTTGTTGTGCTTATAATATGTTAGCACACAAGATTGACCAAGGTTCCGCAATCAGCAAAGCTGGTATTACGGGTTGGAAAGATAAATTTGATGATTATTTACCGAAAGGTATTGAGATTGTTAAGAACACTTTTGGTGACAGTCCAAACAATACTATGGAACACTATGGTGCAGGCAACTCACCATTAACAAAAGGTTGGGATAAGTTCTTTATTGACGCGACGGGCAAATCAGCACCTTCGCCAACTAGAACACCAAAGACAGATATGTATATAGGCAAACAACATATCAGTTTGAAGAAACAAGGTGGTTCACAATTAATGTCTGGTGGCAAAGCAGAAACACTAGCTACACTTTCTTTTGCGTATGCGAGTGTTTCGGATAAGGTTAAAACAAAGAAATTAGATGATGCTTGGGATAAATTAACAAAACAGATTAAAACAGATTTTACTAAAGTTAAATTGCCACCTAGTCAAACGATAACAAAAATCAAAAAAGATATTAAGAAAGAGAAGAAAGGCAAATTACTAACCTTAGTTAAAGATTCACTAAAACAAAATGATTTAATGACTAATGCTATTAGGAGTATATTAGAAACTCCAGAAGTCAATCGTGCAGTAGTTAGGGAAGCAATGACTGGCGAAAATAAATTCAAAGATTCATTACCAGTTTCTACACATATGATGATTTTTAATAGTGGCGGATTTGGCGAGTATAAGGCAATAGACAATAAATTAGTTAATCATTATGCAAGCAGAACCAATTTTAATATTTCGTTTAAGACCTCAGGCGAAGGCGGAACAGCTTGGACTGCATTGAAAGGAATATTCAAAGAACATGTTGAACACGAGTCACTAGAAGAAATGATATTAGAGTCAATAGATGAGGTAGAGGTTCCATTAAACGAGGGATTTAGATTAAGGGCAATCACAGCGTGGATAGGCACTGTTCTACAATTCTTATGGAGAAAATTAAAAAAGGTATTACTGAAAAGTATGCATTACATTCAAGCCGCATTCGGAGTCAAGATGGATGCTGGTTCACCAGACATAACTTACTAATATGAAAACATTTAAACAACATTTAACAGAAGCAAAGAACAAACCCATTGCGTTCACGTTCGGTCGTTTCAATCCTATCACAAAAGGTCACGGCGCATTGATAGATTTTGTTGTTAAAACTTCTAAGGGTGGAGAGGGAATGATATTCACTTCTCAATCACAAGACCCTAAAAAGAACCCACTATCATACAAAGATAAGTTGAAGTTCTTAAAGAAATTCTTTCCAAAAGCAACAATTGTCAGAAATCCTTCACTTAAAACTCCATTTGATATTTTAAGATGGTTGTCGGATCAAGGATATAAAGACGTGACTATGGTTGTCGGTGGGGACAGAGTTGATGAATTTGAAAAAAGAATGAGACCATACGTTAATCACAAAGACCCAGATAAATCATATAACTTTGATAAGTTTAAAGTTATAAATTCAGGTGCTAGAGTTGAAGGTGTTTCGGGTACTGATATGAGAAATCATGTTAAAAATGATGATTTTGAAGAATTTGAAAAGGGATTGCCTAAAAACGTATCAACTAGAGATGCTGAGGCATTTTATAAAGCAGTTAAGAAAGGAATGAAGTTATGAAGTCATTTAAAGCACATTTAACAGAAGCAGTAACAGGACGCAGCTCAGTCCCACCATATAAAAGTAAACTGAAGTGGAAAAAGACTAAGGGTGGAGTTTCTAAAAAGAATATGAAACTTATTAATCTAAACGCATACATTCCTGAGGTAGAGTGGACATCAGGTAAATATACTATTATTAAAGTAGGTGGGCATCTTTCATACAAAAAGTATCTTATGATAAATAATGGTAAAGTACGTCCATCAGGTCACGGTAGTGGTCCACAAA